ACGTCCGCTACAAAAATTGTTTTAACAGATAAGACTTATACAAATGCAGGTACAGGAACAACAGCAATAACTAAACCAGTTATTAAGGATAACTTAACTAATTTAATTAGAGGATCTTGTGCGTTTAATGATCCTTTTTCTACTAACAACGAAAGTTACATTATACTTGCTTTGACTAATAATGCTAAAGCAATCAAAGTTTCAGATACAGATGCTACTCCTATTACAATAAATTATCCAACAGGTGAATTAGTTGAAGATACTTGTCAGGTACTACAAGCATTTAATAAAATTTTTATATTTAGAAGAGGTAAAGTAGCTTTTGAAATAAATTTTGAAACTACTGATATAGCTGGCGGTGGTACTATTACTATGAGTCTAGTTGATAATGGTAATTTTTCACAACCAGTAACTTTAACTTCAAGTGTTTGCGACATTGCAAATAATGTTTGTACTGTTACTACAAGTGCTGCACATGGCTTAAAAGTTGGTCAAAAAATAATGTGTACACTACAAGGTAGTTCTGGATTAATAACGAATCAATTTACACAAATATCATCCGAAGATAGTTTTTCTACTGTAGTTGAAGAATACACTGTATTATCCATAGGTGAGGTTAATCTTTCTAATGGTGCAGCAAGCAGAGAAGGAAGCACAACTACAGTAAACATTCAATTTGATGGAACTGACCTAATTAACACCAGTAATCTTAAAGTTGGAAGTAGAATTATCGTTGCTGGTGCAAGCTATAGTGGAACTGGTGGAGCTGCTGCTGTAAATACCACCCAAGTAATAACAGCATTTTCTACAACTGGAAGCACATTAAATGATACTTTGAAATTTACTGTATCTGGATTGAATGATGCTGTATCTGGATCAAGTGTTACAGTTAGTACCCCAACGGATCAATTCAGTTTTATTGTGGGTCAAGCTATAGAAGATAAAGCAGATGGAAGCATAAGCACTAAACCAAAATTTATTAGAAGGGTTTTTTCAGATCTAGGATTAATTCATATGCCGTGTCCTGAATTTGCTGAACTACACGCTGGTAGGCTTATTATGCCTTATCAATTCGATCAAACTGGTAGTAGTGGTAGTCCAACAATTACTTCAAGAAAAGTATTTGATCAATTAATAGCTTCTGATAAATTAGATTCTAACACCTATGATTCAATTTTTGCATCATTACGATTTAATGCTGGTACAAGTGACTTTACTGTAGGTATTAAATCATTTACAGATGACACTGTTCTTGTATTTAACAGAAATAGTATTCATTCAGTAAAACAAGTAGGAACTGAAGTTCCTGTATCTACACTACTAACAAATGAAATAGGTTGTGTTGCTAGAAAAACTATAGTTCAAGTTGGTAATAATATATACTTTTTGTCTGATAGCGGATTATATTCGTTAGAATTTTTTGAAGAGTTTAATCTTAGAGGATCACAAACTCCGCTATCTGAGTCCGTTTCAAAAACTATTGATAGAATAAACCAATCAGCAATAGACAAATCTTGTGCTGTTTATTTTAATAATAGATATTACCTTGCATTACCTCTTGATAACTCAACATTTAACAATGCTGTATTAATCTATAATTTCATTACAAAATCATGGGAGTCATTAGATTTTGTTGATTCTAAAAACAGTACTGGAACAGCACAATCATTTTTTCCACTTAATACTTTGTTTAGGTACGATGATTTAATTATTGCTGGTGCTGGTATTTATAGAGGTGTTTATTCTGTTGACCAAAATGGTGGTATAACTTTAATAGAAGGAAATAATTCTATTCTCAGTAGTCAAAATTTACAAGGAAATGATTTAACTATCACTCAAGTAGGTCAAACTACCGAAACGCCAAGCAAAGTACAAGGTAGACTTAAAACTAGGATGCATACATTCAATGATCTAGGAACTAAAAAATTTAAGTCCTTTCATATAAATGCAGAGAGTAGCCCTGATTCACCATCTGATTTTTCTATTAAAATACAAACAGAAAACATTGATGTAGAACTAGATGATCCACCTGCTGATTTATTAAGTGCAAGCGATTATATAGGAAAACAAATTGAGCCATCTAAGGATGTTTCCTTTCGTGGTAGAATAGGTAATATGCGAGCATATGGTGCTCAATTACAAATAGAAAATGAAGTAGGACGACCAATTATTAAAACAATTAAAACAACAGCATTAAAAACTTACAAATCACCTAACCCAGCAGAATAAAATGTCAATTTTAAGACTAGAAACAGCAAATCAATTTTCATCGGACGATGTAGTAACATCGGCAGAACTTAATGCATTAGCTACAACAGCTAAATTTGTTACTGGGTCTAGCGGTGCTACAGATGATGCTAGATTAACAGTAAACTCTGATGGTAGACTTACTATAAAAGCAGACACAGGAGTTACTGCTACTGAACTAAGTATGATGAACTCTTCTACTGGAGCATTTACATTAACTGGCACTGCACCATCTGTTACTTTTGATGATTCTGATAATTCTGGCACTAGTCCAATAATATCATCGGATTCAGCAGATGGTGATTTATCAATTATTGCAGGTAAAGCTAATGCTGAAACTATTATACAAACTGGTAATGGGAGTGGAACTGCAACAACTAGGTTACAAATAGGAGAGCAAGTATCCAAAGATGCGTCCAATACTTCAAGTCAAGCAGGTATAAAAGTTACTGGTGATATTTATGCTACAGCAGATATATCAGCAGATGGAGATGTAGCTGCTTCGTTATCATCTGATATTAGACTAAAAGAAAATGTTACTCCTATAAAAGATGCTTTGGACAAGGTGAATCAATTAAGTGGTAACACATTTAAATGGAAAGATTGTGCTACATATAATGGCGATGACATTGGTGTTATAGCTCAAGAAGTACAAGGGGTTATACCTAGTGCAGTAAAAGAAAGATACGATGGTTATCTTAAAGTTGATTATAGTAGAATTGTTCCATTGCTTTTGGAGTCCATTAAAGAACTCAGTAAAAAAGTTGAAATACTAGAATCAAAAGCACACACACACGGAATCCAATAATATGGCATTACAAGATAGCGGTATAATAAAAATATCTGATCTTGTTACTGAGTTTGGAGGTAGTACTCCTCGTAAACTTACTAATTACTATAGGGGTGGATCACTTGTCGTAGAATCAACTAATAATGCAACTATACCAACTTCAGGTAGAATTAAATTAACTGATTTTTACAATACTGGAGGTCCTTCTATTAATGTTATAAGCCAAAAACAAATAGGTGGAACTACTAGATTGTTTTACGATAATGAAACTATTAGTACCAACGCTGGCGTAGGCTCTCAAACTAAATTAGTTATAGTATATTGTTCTAGGTCAACTAGTGATACTGGGGGTGAAGCTAGTAATAAAACTGAATTTGGTCCTTGTACAGTAACAGGAAAAACAGTTACAGAAGTTTTGAGAGAGGGTGAATCTTTTCAATTCGGCTCTCCAAGTGGTCCTTCAGGTGATGTTATGACCTCTTCTTCTGTTCAATACATTTGTAATTTAGGAAATGAAAGTTCATTTAATATTACACTAGGTAGAAGTAATGCTTCTGGGCAATTTGCTGGAACTGGTCCTGCTTTAGCTATGATAATACAAGTAGATGGTGTATCTTTTACATCACCATTTCGTTCTGTAGAAACTGCAGTTACAGTTAAGGATTTTTCTCAGACCTTGAACCCTGTAGCAAACAAAGGATTTACTGTATTTAGTACTGCTGTGCATCCATTTAATGGAAGCAATGTTGGAACACCTAAAGCCAATGGTTCAGCTATGAATACAACATTCATTAATGATAATACTACAGCAAACAGATGTGCAATCGCTGTACAAAATGAAACAACTGGTGGATCAGTTACTTATACCTTAGATGGAAGCGGTACTATTACAAATGGATTAACGTCAACAACTATTGGCAATTATGCTTTTTAATTAAAGTAGTTAGTAAAGCATGATGACAACAATGATATAATAAAATTACTATAACTTTTTTATAATGCCGTTACCACAAGTTAGAAAAATAAGAGACGAGGAGGAAAGACAACTTGTTATTAAAGCTGCGATTGATGATAATGATAATATGGTATATCCAACTCATTTAGTTGAAAAAAATGGAGATATTGTAGGAGGATGGTCACTAGGCGTATTGCCATTAGTATTAGCATGGAGTAAATCAGATGGTATAAACGCAAAGGAATCTTTAATATTAAGAAACAACTTATCGTCAATAATGAATGATAGAAGCCCCAACCCATTTGTAATAGCCTGCAATGATAGCTCTCCTTATATTTCTTATATGAAAAAATTTGGATATGATCCTATTTGGAAAACTAATTTATTTATATCAAAATGAAAAAATACCTATTAAATACATTCTCTTTTATTGATAATTGGCTTTTTAAATACTTATCTAAAAAAAGTTTAATACTGTTTTGTTCTCCATCTCCACCACCTCCACCAGAGCCTATTGATGTATTTGAAACTACAACAGATTATGCTAGAGCAGTAAGAGCTTCTTTACCTGATATATTAGCTACTGAAAGAGCGGGTCGTCCTGAATTTGTTAAACTTGAACTAGCTGATATAGAATCTGCTCTTTTTGGTGCAGATGGTCAAAGAGGTATTCTTGATTTAACCAGAGAGGCTGGAGAAAGAATACGAGAAGAAGAACTAACTGCAAAAAGAGCTGACCTAGCAACTCTTGATGAGTTTGGAACTACAGTATCTGAAAGATTAAGAGGTTTAGCTGATCCTGATGCAGACAGAATAGCAAGAGCACAAGCAGATCAAGCTATGAGGTTGTTTGAAACAGCCGAATCAGGTCCAACACCAGAACAAATAAGAAATATTACACAAGGTGTACTAGGTGGCGTACCTACAGGTAATTTAAATGATACTTCTACTTTAGCTAGACAATTTTTAGCAAGGGATCAGTTCGCAAGAGCTAATCGAGAAGAAGCTCGTAAAGCTGGTGCAATAGGTTTTCAACAAGCTCAAACATTGGGCGGTGATCCACTTAAATTTATATTTGGTGATCCTTCTCAAGCTTTACGTTTTGGCTCTGGTGCTTATGGACAAGGATTCCAATTTGCTCAAACAGAACAAGGTCCACAACTGGCTGATTATGATCAAGGCGTTAATCTTGCTCTACAGCAAAGAGGACAAGATATGGAATATGCAGGAGCTGTGGCACAATCACAGTCCAGTGCTCTAGGAGATGTTTTGGGTCTTGTAGGTACAATAGGAAGTGCAGGAGGTAGTAGTGTATTTGGTAAGGCACTAGGAAAGATCGGAAGTTGCTGGGTAGCTAGAGAAGTCTATGGAATACATAATCCTAAATGGTTGATGTTTAGAAATTGGTTGCTGAACGATTCACCTAACTGGTTTAGAAATATATACATCAAATACGGAGAAAGATTTGCTAAGTTTATATCTAATAAGCCTTTCTTAAAAAATATCATTCGTAAGTGGATGAACACAAAAATTAAATAATATGGCAAGAATAGGTGCAAATATTAATCCATCACTAGGTGATGTTGATTATAGTGGTTTTTTAGAGGCTAATCGTATTAGATCTGCTGCTTTGCGTGATCTTGGTGAACGAATAGGCGAAGGTATCACAAAATATCAGGAAAACAAGGCAATGACTGCTGCTCTTCTTTCTAGTATAGAGGGATCAACTGCAGCTAACAAAGAGGTGCTTGTTGCTCTTGAGAATGCTCCAGATTATATTTCAAAAGCTTATAATAGACTTAAAGAAAATCCCAATAGAAATGATGCTTTGATAATAAATGGTTATATTGATGCGTTTCAAACACAACAAAGCCAGATGACACAAAAAATGCTTGCGGATGCACAAGCTAGAGCAGCAGTAGCAGGTGCAGATGTGGCAGAAGGCACTGTAGACTCTGCTATTTCTCAAGCAGAGTCAGCAGCAGATCAAGCAGAAACAGAAGCAGGTATAGCAGCAGCAACAGCACCAGATAGAATAGAACAAAGTTCTTTAGCTAGTTTGCAAGCTGGTTTAAGTGCAGAAGCACTAGAATTGTCAAATAAGGCACAAGAATTATTAAATGAAAAATCTCGGTTAGAAATTAAGATCCTCGAACAAACTAATGCGAACGCAAGTGCTAATGATATTATATTCAATCAAGCTATACAATTAGCATCACAGCGTTCAGCACAAGGTAATCCATTTACACAAGCTGAACTCCAACAGCAAATGGCTGATGCTGGTTATGTTTTCCAGCCTGATTTTGGTGACAAATTAGAACCATATGTAGGTGAGATATTAATATCAGCAGAAGATAAAAAAGCACAACAAGCCCTCGTAGAAAAAGAAGCTTCTGATATAAAACAATCTTTTGAAGACTTCGCATTAATGAATGTAGAAGCTAGAAAAATTATTGAAAAAATGGGTGGCTCTGGAATTGGTGGAAATCTTATAGACATTTTAAACAACCCATTTGGTGGTGGCGACCAAGCAGGATTATTTAGCACTGGTTGGATTAGATTTGGTAATGATGCAAACGAGTTAGAGAGTAGATTAAATACAATTTTATCTATTATTGGATTTAATAGATTACAAAAGATGAGAATGGATTCACCAACTGGTGGTGCTTTAGGTCAAGTTTCTAATATTGAAAATAAACTATTACAATCTACACAAGGTGCTCTAGCTGGTATATTAGGTATGGGAGAAAGAGAGGGTAAACAAGCCTTAGAAGACTTCATGTATAACCAAGCTAGAGTTGTAAATAGACAATACGAGTATTTTAAAGCTAAATACGGAGAGACTGAGGCTACTAAAAGAACAGGGTTTACTGCTGATTCTATTGTAGCAATTCAAAATCAAATGGATAATTACGAAAAAATATTCAGTAATTCAGCTAATATAGTCGCCCTAGGTGGAAAATGGAGAGATACATCTAGGTTAGTTACCCAAGGAGTAAAACCTGCAACTCAATCTGGTTTTTACAAAGAACCTACTACAAGTGAAATAGATAGATTGTTTGATACAGCACAACAATTACCAACTCCAGCAGGATTTACTAATACTGGTACTCCTGATAATTTATCAACACAATCATCTGCTACAGTAGGTGACGATTTTGAAGTTCTTGGCGTAGAAGGAGAATAATTATATGCCAGTATATCGAGTTAGAGATACAAAGACTGGTAATATTTTTAGAATCAACCAAGAATATACACCTACTAAGACAGACTTTCTTAAGGCTAAGAGGGCTGAAACCTTAAGGGCTTACCAAGATATTGTTGAGTCTGATGGATACCGAAAACAAGGTATGTATGATACAGTATCTGTACCTAC